GTGGCGTAGACACACAAGGTTATAAATGGGTATTTTTCTGCCAGTTTTTCAAAAAAATCGTTAGTCATATCGTGCTCATATTTACCAAACCGTTTTGTGAGTGTAATCTAAAATCGCTAAATATACTGTATGTATTCCACCCAAGTCTATATCTATCAGCAAATCACTCGAGTGTTGCTCATGGATACTGGTGCGGGCGAAACTTTTATCTATAGGTATGATCCTGTGTACGCAAAACAACTAACCATAAACAAAGGCGTTGACAATGTGCTGTTATTTGAGTTCATTAATCAACAAGAAAAACCTGTCAATATCACGGATAACACTTTTGTTTTCCGTGTAGTCAACACCGAAGGTGACCGTGTGTTGCTAGAAAAATCAATGGTCATACTAAATGCACCCACTGGCCGGGCCAAAGTCACACTGACCACTCCAGAGTTGTTGGAAGTGCTGGCACAACCAGCCAACTACAGCATACAAAGAACACAACCAGGTGGACTGACCGAAGCAGTGTTTACCAATGCCCAAGCCGGAGCCCGTGCTCCTTGCAACATCGTAGATTCGGTGTTGCCGCAGTATGTGCCTAGTGCTCCACTTACAATACCTACTGTCAAGCTCAGTGCCCAGGCCAGTCTAGATGGCACCGCCTGGGGCAGTTATAGTCCCGGAACCTATTGGTCTGGCAATCCCAATGGTGGCAACTACTGGAACAGTTTTGCCAACACAGAATTTTACAGCAGTTTTATCGAACCAGCCAATGCAGTGACCACAGTGCAACTGACCTTGGTAGGTTATACTGGAACAATCAAAGCACAGGGCGCAGAAAACTATCAAAGTGTATTCTACAATGTAACAGAATCAACCACCTACTACAACGAAACTCGTACTATCTATATGAACATTGTGGGTTGGCACCCGATCTTGCGTTTGTGTTTTAACAACAGTATATTTGCTGTGCCAACACAGCCCGGCGTGCCGGCCATTGGTTATGCCACTACCGCAGATGGTGTAGTCACTGGTGTCACAGTGACCAATGGTGGCACTGGCTACTTGGCACCTCCTCAAATCAATTTCATCGGCGACGGTGCCGGTGCCACAGCCCAAGCAGTGATGAGCGCAACCTATCCTCCCGGTCATCCACAAGCAGGAATAGGGTATGGATCTGTTGTTGGGGTCACAGTGACCAATGGCGGTAGTGGCTATTGGTATCTGCCCAATGCAGGTATGGGCGCAGGTGTATATCCAAATAATCCAAACCAGACTGGTGCTGCGGTAATTATCAGCACCGGCTATGTGGTTGATTTACTCTACAGATAACTCCAAACACGATTGATTTTGTTCAAACAATCTGCTATAATACAGTATGATTGATGTGGTTTCCTTTTTACCCGGCAAGCGAAAACAGACAGCAAGTGGTTGGATAAGTTTCAACGCACCTTGTTGCATACATCGCAACGACACCCAGGACAAGCGACAGCGTGGTGGTATCAAACCCAGCTCAGATGGCTCGTGGTCGTATCATTGCTTCAACTGTGGCTATACTGCCAGTTTTGTTTTAGGCCGTAACTTAACATTTAAAGCTCGCAAGTTGTTGGAGTGGATGAATGTGCCTACAGAAGAAATTGAACGTATCAACCTTGAAAGCCTTAAGCACAAGAGTATAGAAGGCCTACTAGGAGATCGGCAAGAAGTAATACAACGATTGCAGTCAATTGAATTTGAAGATCGAGACCTACCGGCAGAAACGCAAGAGTTAAATGAGTTCGCTAAAGAATATTTACAAAAGAGATGTGTTCCGTTGGATTACCCGTTTTTGTATAAAACAATGCCACGTCGGGGCGTAGTAATTCCGTTCACCCACAACAATCAAGTAGTGGGACATACTACACGATTCCTAGACGACCGTACACCAAGATACATCCAGGACATACAGCCAGGATATGTGTTTGGTACAGATTTGCAAAAGTCCAACTGGCAAACGGCAATTGTAGTTGAAGGAGTATTTGATGCACTTAGTATTAATGGACTGGCAGTGTTACACGCAGAGATCAATGACGCACAAGTTAGACTAATACGCAGTCTGGGACGCGATGTGATAGTGGTACCTGACCAGGACGAAGCCGGGATAAAGCTGGTAGACCGTGCGGTAGAATTAGGGTGGGCGGTAAGCATGCCTGAGTGGCCCGACGGTGTTAAGGATGTAAACGATGCTGTGATTCGTTGGGGTAGATTGGCAACTTTGCTAACTATAATGCAGGCCAAGGAAACCAGTAAAATTAAAATACAACTAAGGAAGAAACAACTTGTTAAAAGACTACGGGCTTGATGTCCAACGACTATTCTTAGAAATGATGTTGCAAGACGCAGAGAGTTATGTGCGTGTGCAGAACATTTATAATCCAGAAAACTTTGATCGCAGTCTGCGCCCAGCTGCTGAATTCATTGCCCGGCACAGCGACCTGCACAAGACACTGCCCACTACGGAACAGATCGGTGCCAGCACAGGCGTTAAACTCAACAACATTCCAGACCTAAATGACGGACACTTTGAATGGTTTATGGATGAGTTTGAAGGCTTTACTCGTCGTCAAGAACTAGAACGTGCAATTCTAAAATCAGCAGACTTGTTGGAAAAGGGCGAGTATGATCCTGTAGAAAAGCTGATCAAAGATGCGGTACAGATTAGTTTAACCAAAGACATGGGCACAGATTACTTTGCCGATCCAAGACTCCGCATTGACAAGTATTTTAACTCAGGTGGACAAGTAAGCACAGGTTGGCCACAGATGGACAAGATCCTGTATGGTGGATTTAGTCGTGGCGAGTTAAACATATTTGCTGGTGGATCTGGTTCGGGTAAATCGCTAGTCATGATGAACATAGCATTGAGTTGGCTACAGGCAGGGCTCAGTGGAGTGTATATCAGTTTAGAACTTAGTGAAGAACTGTGTGCATTACGAACTGATGCAATGTTGGCAGGAATGAGCACCAAAGAAATCCGCAAGGACATTGATCAAACTGAACTCAAAGTCAAGTTGGTGAGTAAAAAAGCCGGACAGTATCGTATCAAAGCATTGCCAGCACAGAGCAACATCAACGACATTCGTAGCTATATTAAAGAAGTACAAGTACAAACAGGATTAAAAGTAGATTTTGTCATGTGTGACTATTTGGACTTGCTGATGCCGGTCAGTGCTAAAGTCAGTCCAAATGATCTGTTTGTTAAGGACAAGTATGTGTCAGAAGAATTGCGTAATCTTGCCAAAGAACTCAATGTGTTGTTTGTAACGGCATCGCAGTTGAATCGTAGTGCTGTGGAAGAAATTGAATTCGACCACAGTCATATCAGTGGTGGTATTTCAAAGATCAACACAGCAGATAACGTGTTTGGTATCTTTACTAGTAGAGCTATGCGTGAGCGTGGCAAGTATCAAATACAATGTATGAAAAGTCGTAGTAGTACTGGTGTTGGTATGAAGATCGATTTGGATTATAATGTTGAAACCATGCGTATTACTGACCCCGGTGAAGAAGCTGGCCCAGTTAATTCGTTTGCCAAGGGCAATTTGCTTGACAGCATTAAAGCAAAAAGTAGTTTGACCAACGGTACCGAATCAGCAAATCCTGCAGATCGTGAAGATACAGGGCGTATTACTGCCGATGTGCAAAGTGCTAAATTAAAACAGCTACTTGGGCAAATTAAACAGTCATGAAATACTGTCCCGATGTTTGGAAAAGTCTATACATACAAAAAAAATCTAATGAAACCATTGGTGTGGGATTTTGTTGTCAAAATGGTACGGCTGAAATATCAAACAATATACAAGCACTCCGATCAATAATTGAAAAAAAACAACACGATTTTAAAAATAATCCCAATTCGTCACAATGTGACAGTTGTTGGCAAATTGAAAAAAATGGATCTTCGAGTCGTCGTCATGCTTCGATTAACTGGTTTAATAATAATTATTCAACTACTAGTACAACAAATGAACTAATATCTTTAGACTGGAACAGTGAAAATGTTTGTAATCTGGCATGCATTTCTTGTGGCCCAAAATTTAGTAGTCGCTGGCGCCAGGAAATTTTAAATTATAGTTTTAATGATTTATCTTCTGAAAAATATATTAATAATCTTAAAGATAATAAATTCTGGAAGCTATTAGATTTAAGCAATCTTAAAAGATTGTATTTTAATGGCGGCGAGCCATTGCTGAATCTAGATCATAAAGAAATATTGGCTTATCTTAAAGAAATAGGGCAGTTGTCTGAAATTGAACTTGCTTATAATACCAATGGAACAATTGTTCCTGATAACGAAGTATTAGATTATTGGAAAAATGTTAAACTGCTAAGAATTTTTATTAGTATAGATGCAATTAACCAGGCTTTTGATTTTATAAGATGGCCAGCCAGGTGGGAACAAATTTTAACTTTTATTGAATTTATAAATCAACAATCATTTAATACCATAATTGACATTACTTGCACAGTTGGCGTTCACAATATTTTAGAAGTTGATAAGTTAGTAACATGGCAAAAAACCAATCTATTAACCAATTCACAAGGGGATCCGGTGACTGTAAATTTTCAAATGGTAGGAGGGTTTAGTCATGGTGGAACTGTGTTAAGTTTAGATAATATCAGCAGAGATCTTGCTAGTTGCATATTACCACAATTAATTGAAATAAAAAATTATAGTATATGGCCCGCCATAGAGCACAGTTTATTAAATGCCAATGGTACCGACCCATGGGTTGACTACTTAGATGAATTGTCTACTAGACGAGGTGTTAACTGGAAAGATCATTTACCAACATTAGCAGAATCATTGAGAATTTCCCAAATCTCTGGCAAGTAATCTTTAATATTAATACGTTTAGCACGGTCTTGTGCATAAATTTTTTCTTGATAATGTTTGAGACTATTTTCTTTTCCTGTAACAGTTAACCAAGATTTTGCAAACTCATTGCTGGCCAACAGTTGCTTTAGTTCCATTGGCATTGAGCCAAGACTTAACCACTCTGGATGCGTAACAATGTTATGATTATATCTTAGATTTTGGCTCTGAAACCAGTCAACGGTTTGCGGATAGTAGAACACATTTAATGAACTGATAGTATAACTGATACTGATATTTTTTGTAATTTTTTTAAATTTTTCAATATTATCAAGTAGAGTGGGCCACTTGGCTGGCCATCTCATATATTCAAACACAGGCCCAACTCCGTCAATGCTTATACAAATATTTAAATCTGTAAATTTAGATAATAAATCTAATTTTGATTGAGATAACTCAATACTTCCGTTGGTCACAATCGATATAAAACAATCGGTATTTTTATGTTTTACAAGATTTTCTAGTATAGTAAATGTTGCTGGATCAAAAAATGGTTCACCGCCCAGTAAACTAATGCGCCGAGCTGTAGAATAATTAATATCTATGTTTTCTAAATTGAGCTTGGTTAACTGTTTTGGAGCTAGGCCCATTCTTTTTTCAATTTCTGCCCATTTAGTTGAAGCTCCACTGCCACATGATACACAGGCTTGGTTGCAAAGGTTACTAGTTTTTATTTGATAAACTAACGGGTCAATTGATTTTGTTTTACAATCTTCTCGAATTTTGTCTAAATCTCGATCAAGTTTGTAGTCCAAAAATTCATTTTCTAATTGTCGTCTACTTTTCTCCCCTTTTGATTCAACTCGCCAACATGTTGAGCAGGCTGACGATTTAATTCCAGTTAGTAAATCTTTTTTAACTTGAACAATATCAGTATTTTTGGGCAACAAACAGCAGGGAGAATTAGCTGGCAATTCTAGACTATACCACGGCAAAACGCAAAATGTATCCATCTCGTATTTAAGAATACTATATGCTATAATCAAATAAATAATAAAAAGGTCCTGGACTAAAATGCAAAAGAAAACTCGTAGTTTGTTAGAAGAATTAGACTCAATGTACATTGAGCGTGATCAACGCCATGTGATTGAAAACCGTGCATCTAATGTCATAGCCAGTGCCATACGCTTGTTGGAGGAAATTGATTCTAGTTACAGCACA